CTTATTCTTAGATGACAATGACTTAAATGAAAAAGCAATCATAGGATTTATATCATTCTTTTTAATGATGTGTTTCGGTATCACCGATTTAGTCACAGCATTAGTATGGGATTTAGACTTAAAGGTTTCTGAAACAATTTACACATCCTTTGTGGTAGTAACACTAGGGTCGTTTGGTATATCTGAAGCTGGTAAAGCATTCGGTAAATAAGGAATAAAATATGGCATCTTCTATAAAGAGCTCGACAGGACCAGTAAAAAGTACGCTTGATAGTGTAGTTGATAAGCTACATCAAATGAATGAAGACCAATCAGCTATTCAAAAAGAATCTATGATTTATGCGAATGAGCTACAAGATTACGTACAAAATGAAGGTCATGCTTTATCTAATGCTCAATTAGTTTCTATGCAAGAATTAATTCTTGCTTTAAGAGAAGGTAGATTAGACGATATAGAAGCTACAAAAGAAGAACTTATTAGACAACGTGCTGAAGAAAGAAGAGATGAAGAAAGAAACGATACTTTAACTGATACTTTTAAGCAATTAAAGAAACAATATAAACTATTACAAGACCAATTTAGAGATAAAGATGGCGTAACAATTCTTGGACTTATTATTAGAACAGCTGTTGTTGGATTATTAATAGGAGCTGTGCAAGGCGTAGCAAGCGTATACGCAAACGCATTTAAAAAAATTGGACTATTTTTAGGTGGAGCTGCTAAGAAATTCTCAGTATTTTTTCAGCTTGATAAGCTATTTGCATCAATAAAAAATGGATTCGGAAACTTAAAAGCTAATTTTTTAAGTTTCTTTAAAAATTCTAAGTTTGCTAAATTCTTTCAAGGCGCTGGAAAAAATAGCTTTTTTGGAGCAGTGTTTAAAGAATTTATAGGACAAGCAAAAGATATTGGTAATTTAGTAAAAAATCAAATACTTAATCTTAAAAAAATATTTCAAGCTCTTACAGGATTTATTACGGGTGCACCACTTGCATTTAAAGGTTTAACTGATTTAAAATTTGGTATTAAATCTAACTCAATGCTTTTTAAGAAAATTGGCGAATTAATAAATTTTATCAAAGGACCAATTTTATCATCATTTGCTGCTATTGGTGATAAAGTAAAAGGTATAACAACTAGTTTAACTCTCTTTATTGGTGGAACATTTGATAAGATTGCAAGTGTGTTTACTGGAAAAGACGGTACAACGTTTAAAAATATAGGAGATAACGTAGTTAAGTTTTTTTCTAAATCTGGCCCATTGCGTAGATTTTTTGGATTCTTTACTGCAATTCAAAATGCATTTATACAATTAGGAAAAGTTATTGGTTCTAAACTTCTCTTGCCTATATTTGCAGTTATAGGTGCTGCTATGGGTATCTTTAAAGATATCAGAGGCATAAATGATGGTGTTGAAAGATTTATAAGAGGATGGTTTGGCGCTGCTAGAGGAGCATTTAGAATAGTTGTAGGAGAATTTCTCGATTTTCTTAAACAAATGGTAGGATTTGTTATAGATTTAATACCTGGTGTTGATGGTGTAAGAGAAGTCTTTGGTAAATTCTCATTTGCAGATTTCTTTGACAACTTATTTTTCATGATAGCTGATTTCTATGTCGAAATAATCAATCAAATAAGAGATACAGTTGCTGATATAGGAGTAATGGGCATGTTAAAGAATATGGCTCTAGAACTTGCTCTGGTATTTGCAAAAATAGTAGACTTCCCTATAGCAATAGCAAAAGGAGCAGCAGCTGCGTTAAGAGCGGCCGCACCTGGCGGCAAAACTCCAATGGATGAGTTTAATAGAGCATTTAATGAGCAAATGGAAGGTGGAGTAGCTTCTTATATTAAATCCAAAATGACTGTAGCTGATGGATTAGGCGAGGACGGTAGCGAACTTGAGTATAAGAGTGATATGTATGGAGAAGGAAACGCAATGTATCAACAACTAAACCAACAAAATACAAGTAATATCGGCGGAGATAACCTTACAATAACAGGAACTACTGATGATGAAACTGTTCTAAATAGAATGTTTGGATTCTTTAGTAGAGACGGCGTATAAAAAAAGGAGGCTTTCGCCTCCTCTCAAATCTTATAAGATTTTAACTTTCTTTCGCTAGTTTAGCAAAATAACTTAATGTATCATCTTCATCAGATGATTCTTCAGCTGAAGGCGCAGTACCCATTGCTTCCGCATTGGCTGTACTCATACCCGCTACTGGAGCTGCAGTTTCATTCATTACTGGTGCCGGCATTGCAGAATGACCCGCATCGACTCCAAGTACTTTATTCAACTTCATTGATAGCTCATCATAAGTTTTATAGTTTTCAGGTGTTAAGAAATCCTGTAAAGAATACAGTTTGTCGTAAACTTCTGTTAATCTAGATTCATCGCCTTCATGCAAAGCACTTGGTGAACTGAATTCTGATTTATCATAGTTTACCCAACCTTCTACTTTTCTAATTTTAATTTTAAAATCAGCGCCTTCCCAGAAATCATAAGGATTTACTGGATTTTCATCAGCGAATTGAGGTTGCATAACATCCATAATCTTATCAAAGATTTTCTTACCAAATTTATAAAGGAATACCTTCCCTTCATTCTCTGGATTTGATGGGTCAGAAACGACTAGCACATTACTTACGTAGTGCAGCCTTCTTTTTCTATCCCTAGCAGTTGCTTTATCTTCGTCTCTACCTGAGTTCCAAAGTACAGAGTTATGCTCCGATACTGGGTCCTGCTGTCCAATGGACGTTAAAGAGTTTTCGATATACCATAAGCCAGTTGGTCCCTTGAATCCATGGTCCCAATATCTTACCCAAGGTAAGTCCTCACCATCTTTCGCTGGTAAGAATCTGACTACAGCATAGCCGTTTCCTGCTTTATCTCTTGTAGGCTTCCAAAATCTATCATCCGCATAGGAATTAGTTTCTGGTTTAGCTGAAGATACAGCTTCTGCTGCTTTTACGAGTTTGTCGATTGACGAGCCTCGCATGCTCTTTAGATTTTCTAATGACATTTTATATTTCTCCATATTTACAATGTATTACTGAATTATCCACTTTATTCATAATATAGTTATATTATACCACATTACGTGGCATTTGTAAAGGTTTCTTTTAATAAATGTAAACATTTATCTCTATCAAACTTTACGAAGGGTCTATATTTCATAATCTTTCTATAGATGTCAGGCCAAATAATAGTATCTGTTATCTTTCTATTTTCACGTTCTACGAACCCAAGTATTGAATCCAAGATTACGATTGTTTCCAATTGTATTTCTTCTTGCATCCAAAGCTTTATGATTAATGGATGATTGTTTTCTTCTGCTTCTAAAAGAGAATCAAACGATATATCCATATCATTAAGTTTATTTATATCAGTTTGAAACTGATAGCTTAAAGATTCCATAATTTTTTTATGGTCTCTATAATATCTTTCTCCACCTTCGTTAAGCATATCACCGACATACTTAACATCGTTTTTAAAGTTAGCAATATAGAACTCTTTTAATTCTGGTCCATATGTTTTTGCTAGCTTTGCAAAGAAGAATTTGTCTTTTCTTTTAAAGAATGAAGTAGGTTTTACTGAAGTCTTAAAATGATACTTAATCGCATCATATCCATCTGTTTCGAAATGGAGTTTAAGAGCGTTATATAATTTATAAGATTCAAACGGGTCATTCATAAAGGTAGTTTATTACCTCTCTTAGCTTTGATTAAATGTAAGCCTGAAGCTTCTTCTTCAATCTTTTGCTTTAAAGAATCTGTTAAGAGTTTTTTAAGATTTTTATAATCCATACCTCTTTGTTCTACTACGTAAGATGCTGCATCGATATATGACATATTGTTATTTGCTACAAGATGCTCTACTGCTGCAGAGAATCTCTTCTTTGTCATAATCTTTTGCTCTACTGGATTATCTTTATCCGACAAACTCTTCACCTTCGTTCCATGCACAACCTGTAAGACCACCTGCTTGTAAAGCTTTCAATGTTCTTAATACCTCTTGTGCGTTTCTTCCTGTATCTAAAGCGTTAATAGATACATGTTGTATAATTCTATTCTTATCAAAGATAAACGTTGCTCTATATGGAACACCTTCTTCTTCGTTAACAATACCTAAAGTATTTGATAATCCTAATCCACAATCAGCAGCAAGAGTATGATTAATATTACCAATCATATTATTATCTTGCTTCCAAGCTAATTTACAGAACTTATTATCTCCACTTATTCCAATAACATTAGCATCATCGACTAAACAGTCAAACCCTGCTATTTCTGTTGGACATATAAAGGTAAAGTCCTTAGGATAAAAATAAACTACACTCCACTGTTTTTTCTGTGGCATATAGCTTTCGTTTACTTCAACTCTCACAAATTCATTTTTTTCATTGATTCCTTGCAGTGAGAACGCAGGGAACTTTTCTCCGACTGATAGCATATTATCCTCCTAAAATACTCTCATTAAAATACAGTCAGCATTAACTCTTCCTGTAGGGTTATCAATTTTTGTTGTTAATGTATTCCAAATCTTTTCGATTTGTTTTTCAGTCTTACCTAAAATCATTGGTAAGATTTCATCAGGCTTTCTTAAAGTAGCTTGTTTAGAATCTACCTTATCAAAGTTCTTTATTGATGTGCCTGATATCTCAAAGCCACTTGTCGCAGTCGTAACATACTCAATTAACTTTTTATTCTTGCAATTATATATGTAAAGCTTCTGCTTACCAGGTATCAATATAGGATTAATTGATACTAATTTAGCATCTACATTTTCAGGCATAAACTTAAGCTTTTCGATTTGTTTATCTGAAGCTTTAGGTTTTTTAGCTCTTGGAATTCGCGTAACTTTAGAATTCTGTTTCATACGATCGATATCTTCAAATATTCCATCCATTGTATTTAGCATTTTACGTAAGTCGCCTTTTTTGATATGTGAATATGCTTCAACTGCTTGGTCACATTTTTTATGATAAGCATCTGATATAACATCATATTCGTTTTGAACTATTTCTCTGAATATATTAATACCAGCTCCTTTTATAGAATGCATTTGTAATAAACTGTAAGTAGGGAATATGACTTCTTTCTTATCAAAGATTCCATCCATCCATTTATCAATTACCATCGTATCCCATGAATGATACATTGTTTGCATAACTTTTCTACGTATTCTTTCAGCTGGAGAGATAACTATTGGCTTAGGTTTTTTATCTTCTACCTTTTGAATAGCTCTTCCTTCTTTTTCTCGCCCTTTAAGAAAAGTATGCATCTCTTCAATAGCTTCGTCTGTTAAAGGATAACCAGTCCAACCATTATTAATTAACTCAATAGTTTGATAAGTTTTCATCCTATACTTCCAATCAGGAAGTTTCTTAAGATTTGCTATTTTAGTCTTATCAAAATTAAGAACTCTTGTACAATAAGTAAGAACTGTCTCAGTGGCTTTTTTCTTATTCTCAAAATAGTAGAACCAATATCTTGCTCTGCGATATTCTCTATCTTTATCTTTTTTATTAGTTGGTACAGGATTGTGCACCCCATAAGATGGTTTTGGTCCCATCATTGCTTCATCAGCGTTTTTTAATCTTCTTTTAGCCATATTAACTCCTTATATATATTGCAATGCGAAAGCTATCCACAAAGGTAGACAGATTATCGCAGTTATTTTAAATGTATGTTTATTCCAAAATTGTATTAATTGTTTCATAATGTATATTATACCATAGTTTCGTTCAAATGTAAACGATTATTTTTAAAAAAAATGGCCAGGCCTCTGCGGGTGATAAGGAGTCGCGTTGATGAGACCCAGCCAAAAACAATTAATCTTTCTCCCAAGGTAAAGGTATATGTTTACCTTTCCTTTGTTCTTCAGCAACATGTGATGACATATATGCAAACCATGCTGCACATATCATTATTAATACACTAAATATTGTATTCATTAGTTTCTCCTCATTTTAGCGATATCTTCTGCTTCTTGCTGAGATATAACTGGTACAGCATTTGACTTATGCATAGTGGCAATACCTTTTACTAATGTGCCAGTGTATTTCATTGGCTCCTGTTTAGTACAATCGCTTTTAATTTTATGATACTCACCAGACTTCATATATTCTTCCATTATAGAATTGTATTGTACTGCTTGTCTTTCTCTTATCTTCTCTAATTGAGATTGCTTTAAAGCTACTGATTGAAAAGCTACTGGTTTCTTTTTAACTCTGTTAGCAGCATGATTTTTTCTCTTTCTGCCACAAGGTGAATATCTAAGTGAACCCATATAAAAACTTGTTACTGCCATTACTTAGGTCCTCCATTATGACCTATCATGGTCTTTTGTTTTTGCTTTTCTCTCCATGCTAGGAAATGAATTGCAACTTCTCTTGTTGTGTGAGTTAGCGTACTCACTGGACGTTTTGTTTTATTTTTCATAATTGTTTGATTCTCCTTAATATCGCATCAACTTCAGGGTCATTGAGATGCCCTATAACATCGTCTGTTATTTCAGTGGTATAACATAATGAACCATCAACATCTAATACAGCAAGTTCCCATAAGCCATTAAGATAGCCATAAGAACCTTTATGCTTTACGACGCTAGCGCCATAGCCATTAGGAAATTCATATATCTTTTGTATACCACCATTAAAGTTACGAGTTTCTTTTAAGTATTTTTGTTTTGGATTCATAATGTATATTATACCATAGTTCTTTGTAAATGTAAAGGATTATTACATATATTTTGTATACGCATCTATTAAGTCTTGGCCTTTTAAAGCTTTACCAAGCATTACAGTTTCTCCGTTTGATAATGTTCTATTAACACTACCATCGTTATATTCCACATCAGTTACGCATTTGCCATCAGCTGTATCTTGCGGTCTATCATCATAATGCATTGAGCTTACTGAATGCGCATGTAGACATTTAACTCCTTTTGCCCACTCTTCAGCTGCTAGTTTATTTCGTTGCTTTTCAACTCTTTCGTCGTATTGGCCCATTGTCCTTTTTCTCCTCTTTCTGCGAGTCTTATCAACTCTAATCTTTTTTGTTCCCATAACAGTTTAAAGTCTGGGTCCTGTGCTCTATCTCTTGCATCTTGCAAAGAGATTATTTTATGTAACACACTCATTAGTTCCACTCCTGGTCTAGTTTAGACGCGTTATAAGCATCCATATAAGAACTGTTTTCTAGAAATCTTTCTGTAGACTTTTCGCTATAGTACATATTATCTGGTGAATTAAAATCAAGAGAGCCTGGCATATGTTCGCCTGCTTTCTTTACTGAACGTGTAAGCTTTTTATGTAATTTAGCTTCTTCTTTTAGTTTAGCTTTACGATTATCGAGTTTTGTAATGATGTCTTTCATTTCAATCTCTTCTTTTATTTGCAGTAATTCTGCTTTCAGCGCATTAAATGTTTTAGCCATTATTCAATCCTCCCTTCAATAGAATCAACAGTACTTTGGACTGAATCGATTCTTGATTCAATATCTCCTAAAGAGCTGACTTCACCAGCCATATTGTTGATTTGATTTTCCATATTGTCTAGCTTACATTGTATGTCTTCTAATAGACTCATGATATCTTCGTTCATAGTATTTCTCCTTCAATTAAATTCTTTTCTGAAAAGCCGCCGCCAAATGGGGCGTACTGTAAATTTGTTACGCAATGCTGATTATCGTATTGCTTTCTTTGTTTGCCTTGGATATATCCTGCGAGTGACTTTGCTTTTTTCTCGTCCTCTGCATAGATATATGACTCTGTTGTTATTAAATATCTTTCCATAATATACTCCTTAAAATGTTATGTTTCTT